TAATTTGATCCTCTATCAATTACTTGAACTGAACTAATTGAACCTGTTGTGGTATTTACGGTACAAATAGCTCCAGCCCCTGAACCATTTCCAGTTATTTTTATTTGAGGACAAATAGTATAAGGCGAAGGTGTTCCTACTGTTATGGAGTCTTGGGTTACAACAAATCTTCCAGATGTATTTACTACATAATCCGCAATGACAGACGCACCGTCATCAAAGGCACCGCTAGTATAAAACAGCGATTGTGTGTATGATCCTGAAACTGTGGATGTTGAAGTGTTAGGTATCTTGAAGCAAAATGAATTTACACTCTGATCAATAGTTCCAGTAGAAAACAAATAATCATTTCCACTGTTTTCCACTACTATGACATGTATAGCTCCAGATTCAGCAGCCGCTGCGACAGGAGTTGTATTTAAAACTGGAATGTAATCATCAGTAGAAAACTTATTCATGTCTGCAGCTTGAATGGTATACAAGTATTTCCACTTATATCCATCAGCAGTGTCGAAATCTCCAAAAGAAGAAATTCCAGTCGGTTCAATAGTAGATTTTGCACCATTGTTATTATACAAACACTTATAAACACGGTTTGCGCTATTAATTACATAAAAATCTTTTGAATATAAATTTGGGTCTAAATGTGAGTAATAAGCATATACAGTATTAGAAGTCCAGTTGACTCTTCTAGTCATGTACGCTACATCTGATATTGTCACCTTTTTTCCATCAATCAAACCTTTACTCACATCATAATATGATGTTTTAATAGAAGTATTGACTGCAGGAGGATTGGATTCATCATCCCAAGGATAAGGATATCCAAAGGCGATATAGTAGCTGGATTCATTATTAGCTATATCACTAATAAGTTCTTCAACAAACTTATTTTTAAAATTTCTATTTAAAGTACCCATTTTTATCGTTCTTCTTTAATGTTGATTCCGCCATTTACTAAAGGAAGATATGTATATTCTGGATTATTAAGATTAGCACCCCAAGTTCCTGCTATAAGTCTTTCTTCCGCTATAGTTACATCAGAGTTGACTACTTCAATAATCAAAGGCTTACCAAATATTCTATTTCCTACTGGATGAGACAGTTTCTTAACAATATCTACATATTTATTCAATGATTTTTCAATTTGAATTTCATATGAATATTCTTGATAATAGTAACTATCTTGAATGTATTTGTTATCACTTATAAATCCAGATTCGTCTAGCCAAAAGCCTTCTTCCGATCCGACCCCATCAATAATTATACTAAGATTTGCTTGCAGACTTGTATTAGACTCGCAATAAAAATCTAACAACTCTCCTTGAGTATTATAACCATAACCAGAAGAAAGAAGTTTTACTGATTGAATTACACCATTTCCTGTGGATGGAGTAGCAGATATAATTGCATTGTTTCCCCATATACCACCATTTCTACCTATCCATCCATATCCATTTGTTAGTGCTTCAAAAACATTTACTCTAAGACTTCCGTTATAGTTTCTGTCACCTGAAGTAATAGCACGCAAGGAACCAATTGTTCCAACAGTTATGTTATTGAAAGAAAGAGCATCGTCTAATAGAGTAGATACTGCTGCATTATTTAAATTGGCACCATAATCTATTGCAGCTATTTGAGTATTTCTTTCTGGATAAATTGCTGTATTATTATGCAAAAATGTATAAGGATTTATTATTGATCCAATTTTAAAATTCGCACCAACACCAGTTGTAGCTGTAAGATATGAAATTGTGATTTGAGAGTTTGTAGTATATCCTTCTCCACCATCAATCAATTTAAATGTAATATATCCTTTTGATAGATTCGAATCAAAAAGCTTACTCACATTAAATTTAATATTTTTTCCTGTGGTATCGTTTGATACAAGAACATCACCTATTGTAAAGTTTTCAGACGAGCTTATTACATCTGCTCCAACAGCCGAACCTAAAATTTTGTCTGCATTTGGAATAGTCAAACCATCATAAAGAACATGCTCATCAACAATAAAAGACCTACCAGTAGGACCAACAATTATATTTGATATGTATAGCAAGTAAATTGGCTGGTTTCCAATATTAAAACGAATGGCATCTTCCACATAGGCAGTGGCACCTGATGTAGTTCCTATAATATATTTTCCAATATAATCGAAGTGATATAATGATGGAACTACTTCTAAAAATTGTCTTCTTATCCATTTTCCATCAGATGGTCTAAGCATATCTACTTGAGGAAGATATACTTTGATGTCCATGTTATACATTATTCTGAATAACAATTTTAGATTTTCAATAGAACCTTTAGATGAGTAAAAATCTTTAATGTGCTTAACTAAAAGTCTTTTGTCTGCAAGAACATTTTTTGGTATTCCATGCATGTATTTGTTCATGAAATACGTAATGTAATCATCTAAAGTTTCATCAACATCTGTAAATTCACCAAGTCTTCTGGCTTTATATGTAAGACCATTTTGTTCTTCCATCCACTCATAATATGCTTTTACAAACTGTAAAAAATTTCCTCCCTCTTCAAGATAAAATGAAGGGAATTGTTTTTTTACAAGAGTGGAAATATTTTTTAAATCAGAAAACATTATGTTCCTACATTAATAGTAATTTTGCTATAATCTATTCTCAAAAATTTACTTTCTTTTACAGTGATATCTTGATCATTCATTTTTGCATAGAGATCGATGCTTCCACTATAATTAAATGGATTGAGATCAAACGAAACATCACCTGTTGTATAATCAATTGTTCCAATGTTAGGTTCAAGAATAATTCTTTGACCACCTTGGTTTATATAATAAATTCTGATTGTACCAACACCATCATCACTGATGTATGCATTATATAAAGTTGAATTTTTATCATAAGTAAACACGTTACTCTTAAACACCTCTGGTTCCGTTTCTAGATATACGTATTGAAGAGGTCTGTATAAAGCATTACCATAACTAAATTCAATCTTTTGAGTTACAGTTCTTTGTGGAGCGATTTTATATATTGCTCTAACTGTAGTATCATTACTTAAAATTGAAGGATCAGTATCGTCTATAGCTGCTACTAATTTAGACTTTCTAAAATCACTTCCAAATTCGTCTAAATTATTTGCATCAAAAGATTTAATAGTTTGAATAATATCAGTCTTTAATTGTGTAGCAGTTTTAGTAGTAACTGTAGGATCGAATTTTACACTAGAATAAATTTCAATAAACAAGTACTCAGGGTCTCTGATAACTGCCTCTGTTGTAATAGTTTTTGTAGAAAGATAGTTAACAATTTCTTTCTTAAGTTGATCAGATAATATTGGAATATTACCATATGGAACTGGAATAATAATTACCTTTCCATAAAGGGGAGGGACAGCATCTTCCCCACCATAAACACCAACGGTTCTAATTTGAGGAAACTTCTGTCTTACCAATGCTTCAAAATCGTCTCTTGTCACACCACGATTTTGTGCCGAATAGAAACGAGGAGAATAGAATTTTATTGTCTCTGTATCTTCTCTTTCAGAACCATCTACAGCCACTAAATTTGTAGTGACGTTTATATCATAACCGTCTACTTTAGATGTTGTTGAAAAATTTGAAGCTCTATTGCCAAATTCACCATTAGTTGATCTATATTTTACCTTAACAATATTTCCGTTCGTTAGTGCTTTCCCTAATACTCCGTCACCAAATACTATTTCATATCTATTATCTCTATACCCTTGTAAGAAGTAAACTTCAGATTGAGGGGTTAGACCAACCAAACTTTCAGCATAACTATATTGACTATTTGTCGAATCAGCAGATGAATTTATGACATGAACTTTTATACTGTTTGTGTCAATATTTTCAGACTGTAGGATATATTTTGTAGCCCCGTTTACGGTAAAAAATTCTTCTACAATCTTACCTTCATAGACATAAGTTTGAACACTATACACACCAGATGCAGAGGTCACAATAATATCTTCAGGTACTGTAAAATCTAAACTGACATTATCAACCACTGTTCTGATAACATAATCTTCTGGAATAATAATAGAAGCAGGAAGAGTTCCACCAGTGTTAATTGTGAAGGTGACTAGAGCCTTAGATGATGTTCTTGATCTTGGCAGATAATTCAATTCTTTGGCATGAGATACAGCCGATTCTTTTAACTGACTAGAATCCAAAAACATCTCGCTACCAAGCATATTTAAATAATATGCGTTCATATATGTGTTATAAGAAAGCACATCCAATAAAGAACTCAAGTTAGAGCCTTCAAAATCATAATCTTGAAATTCTGTTTTGGTCTTAAGAAATGTTTTAAGGTTGTTTTTTATGCCATCAAAACTTGTTTCTGAAACAGAAAGGAAACCTGTGTTTGCCATTTATCTTGCTCTTTTTAAAATTACATCTAGTGTATAGGGATTGTTGCTCGTTAAAACGGAAAACACAATAGAAGCCGAGTAGTAATTTTGATCAGGAAAAGCTTTCACAGACACATTAATTATATTGGCTCTTGGTTCGTAATTATTAATTACTTCTATTATTTTTTCTCTGATTATATATTCTGTGTCGGGACTTATATTTTCAAACAAATATGCTTTAAGTCCTGCACCAATATCAGGGTTGAAAAATCTTTCATATGGTTCTGTGAACATCAGATTGATAATAGAACGTTTAACGCTTGCTTCATCTGTAAGCAACGTCAAATCCCCCTTGATTGGGTGGATGTCTAAATCTGTTGTTAAATCTGAATAAACTTTTTGTATTGCCATAATTTTATTTATAATGAAGTTTTACATGTTTCTAGATATTGAGGATTTGTTTTTTGAATATCATTTGCAGTAGACGATGCCATCTTCCAACCATCCATCATTGTTCTTGACTCAAAGGGACTAAAAGATTCTTGAGCTATAGCTGCACTTAAACCAATCATGAATGGAATAGCATTATCTGATCTTCTCATTTCAATTGAAGTTCCTGTAGACACATTTAAAATGTTAGAAACATTCGATATCATAGTTGCAATTTGTTGACCATAATACGTTGTTGTAGGTGGAACGACGCCAGAACCAGTAACCATTCTTGCAACTACTGATCCAATTGATTGTGATCCTCCGAAAGATGCAAAATTTTGCATTCCAAATGAGTCAGCACCACATCCACCTGTTGGGTTTCCAAATGATCCTACTTTTCTGCAGAATAATTGATCTACTGCGGGCAAAGCGCACGGAGTTTCTCCAAAGAAAGCTTTTCCAGCATAGGAAGGTGGTCTAAGAGATGGGTTGTTTGCAATTTTTTGTGTAGGAAATCTACTTCCAGTTAAAAGTTCCGACATAAAACTTCCTACTGCATACCCACCAAATTGTTGTAATACTGGTCCTGCAGCTAGACCTCCCATAATACCAAATTGTCTTAAGGCTCCTCCTAGTGGAGTTTGTTTTAAAACATCCAATACTACGCTAACACCAACTTGAGTCGCCACATTTTTAATATTTGCTGTTGAACTTCCTATTGGACCAGCAATACTTATTGCAGCACCAGTTGCTAGTGTTGCAACAGATTGAACAGTTCTTTGTATAGCAGCATCAGTAAGAGCAGGAGGATTATTTAACACTCCGATATTTCCTGAAAAATTCTGTGCGGTTGTAATCATCATGGGTGCCAATACACCCAATGCTCTTGAAATTTCTATAGATTGTTGAAGATTGGCTATACTAGTACGATATGGGTCTGCATAAACTGAAGCAGTACCATATTGAGATGAAAAGGCACTTATGACTGCAACCACGGCATTCGCCAAATAACCTATTTTATATATTTCTTGAATGCCTAATATGCCTGTTATGTTTCTTACATATATTTGATTTTCTAATTCATTTATACCTGTTACTTGAGCAACATATTTTAATTCATATGGATTTTCTAATGCTGCAAGAATGTATAAAAATGTTCTCAATACATTCAATGGAATTACGCCAGCAAGTGAAAGCTCCCCTGCTTTTCTTTCAATTAATTCCTTTTCCCTGTCGGTTAGAATATAATTTCTCTGAGTTCTTACATAATTTGGTGGAGGTTTTGCTGTCTGTAATGAAACAGCAAACCCTGCAACAGCAGTGCACATGTTGATAGCTTTGTTAAAAGCTACATCAGAATTTTTCATGCTTTGGTCGCCAAAAAACCCTGGATTTTGATACATGCCTATTTGAGCTTGAGCAGTTGTATCTTTATTAATATTTGGCTCTTGTGATTTTCCTTGGGCTGCACCTTTTTCATCAAAAGCTTCTACATTTGATTGTTTTGGTTGTTTGTCTTCCAAATAAGCTTCGGCAGGAATGCCAAATGTTGATTGTTCTTCAGGTGTCAATCCAACAGGTTGATTATAATTGGCGGCAGGATTAGATAAGTCTGCGAGTTCTTCAGCAGTCATTCCTTGCGATGATGGATTTGCAGAAACATTCTCAACATAATTAGCTGCAGGATTTGATATATCCGCTAGTTCTTCTGCTGTTAAAGGATTATTAGCCAACTGATCTACCTCTCAATGCTGCGACTGCGTATGATAATTGAAGACCTGGGGTGCTTGAATTACATTGTGGGTCTGCACATGTCAACACAGTTCCTCCACCTTGTTGTCCTGCTTTTGCAGATTCTAAATGGACATGGATTCCTGGGCTATCATTTTTTTCTAATAAAATTTTGCTGTATGGAAGATTGTCACGAACATATGCTGCGATTTCAGCAGTAGTTTGTACATCATTCTTATTAGAACATCTCAAATCTACTGCACCACCTTTAATGTGATTGCCAGAATTGGCTCTATACCAACTTGTTATTTGTATTCTTCCACCAAACTTTTCTATCAATGGATCAATTATATTCCATGCTACATTCATCGCTTCCATTAATACTTCTTTTTGTCTTCCAGCAGGAACACTTCTTAATCCTAACACTTGACCGACTGTGACATGCTTTGAAATTTTTTCATTTGTATTATAAATTGATGTTGGAATTGGCAGTGGATTTTTTTCTGCTGTTTTTGAGGAAACACCAGATGGTCTATCATATGAATTAGAATATCTTGGATCAAGTGTTACACCATCAGAAATTTTTGGTGGTGCGCCCGCTCCTTGGCTAGATGCTGCGGCAGCTTCTGCTTTTGGATTGGGTCTATTTCCTTCATTTTTATAAACTGAAAATTCGCCCTTAGACATTCTTTTTGCGTTTTGAGGAAAGTCTGGCGCTTCTCTAATTGTGCTGAGATTGTCTATAATAGTCTCTGGTGGTGCGTATTGCGCCTTTGGTGCTTCTGCAACATCAGCAGGAGTGCCAGGGTTTTCTGGCGATGGTGCACCAGCATCAATATCAGTTGTAG